GATGGAAACAGACCACACTTTCTCGAGTGATGAACAATTCTTTGCCAATCTAAAAAACTACTGCAAAATTGACCAGGACTTTGATGATGAAATTCTTAAAATAATTGTTGATGCTGCCGCATTGATGATTGCAAGGGCAATTAAATGGGAGAGTAAGCCTGCTGACTACTTTGACGAACCGCGATTCAAAATTGCACTTATGAAGCAGGTGAAAGAAGACTTCTACGAGCGAGGAATTACTGCAGATAGTTACCGACCAGTTCTTTCATCAGGAATTGATGGCCTTATTAATCAAATAAGTAGTGAGGTGAATACCGATGAAACTACGGAACATGACGGAACGGATAACATTTTACTCAGTCCAAATGGGGATCAATCCGGAAACTCATCGACCGATCAAGGATCAGAAAGTTAAGGAATTTACCGTGTGGGCAGAAGTTCCTAAGCTGTCAGTCCGTGAATTTGTCCAAAACAGTTCAAACGTGGGGTTCAGAAAAGAATCACCCACGTTTTTAATTGCCTTCAAAACTCTTAAGGAAATTCAATCGAATTGGTTAATTAACTGGCGAGGAAAATGGTATGAAATCACGGGAATGGATCCTGATTATGCAAAGCGGGATCTAACTAAAATTACCGCTCAGGAGGTTATTCAAAATGGCAGTGACCGGTGAAGCAGAGTTGATTGCTAACTTAACTAAACTTGAAAAGACGGAAGAAAAGAAGGCACGAAAAGCAACGCGTGATGGTGCTAAAGTCTTTCAAGAGAAATTAAAAGAAGTTACTCCAGTTGCAAAAAGTGGCGATCACTCTAATATGACCCCTTTAGCCGAACATACCAAACACGGTAATTTGAAGACTAATGATGGTGATTACTCAATGGATGTTGGTTATGACAAAGAAAAAGGTTGGATTGCTCACTTTCCCAATGCGGGAACTTCTAAACAACATCCACAGCACTTTATTGAAAAAGCGCGGGCACAATCTAAAAAAGAGATACTTGCTAAATATATTGAGGACTTGAAAGTATGAAAACTCCAGAGATGCAAGTAGCCGATTATCTAACGAATGATGAGCGCCTAGTCGCGATGATGGATAAGTTGCGACAAGATAAATTATCATATGTTCCAATTTTTACTAGTACGCCTGATGATCCATTTATTAAAGCGAGTTCAGCACCGTGGATTCGGATCACCCCTATACCTGGGGATGATGCAATCTATAGTGACGATGCTCGCTTTTTTGAATACCCACGTGTACAAGTTGATTTTTGGATTCGTGAAGAAAATGATGACCGGCTAATGGATGTTCAAGAACGAATATATGAAACCCTCCACAGTCATGGCTTTGAACGTTACTACAAGAATTCTTATCCGGATCCGGACTTGGATAATTGCATAATGGTCACAGCTAACTTTGAAGGGTTTGAAGAAAGGAATGATATTTAATGGGAACACCAAATGCAAAAGTTGCTAAGTTTGGAGCCTCTAATTTTGAATACGGGGTACTAGACGAGAATGAAAAGATTAAAGATACCCGAAAGATGAGCGGGTTAAGTGAAGTTAAGCTGGAGCTGACTAACGAATTAAAGACGTTAGCAGCCGATGACGGCCCTTACTTGGTTCTTTCTGGTGGAATTACCGAAGCTAAGGAAACCATCAATCTTTATGATATTGATTCCATCATGAAGAAAGACTTATATGGAATTGATATTCAAAACGGTACAGAAGTTTATACTAAGAACCTTGTACCAAATTATGTTGCTACTATGTTCCGGACAAAACTTTCAAACGGGAAGCATTGTTGGGTTGGTTTAACTAAGGGGATGTTCTCCTTACCAGGGATTTCAATTAAGACCCAGGACGGTGCTCCAGATCCAGAAGCAGATGAAATTGAAGGTAATTTTGTTCCGCGTGGAGATGCAGATACTGGAACCATTCTTTTAATCGGTCGGGAAGATAATGAAGGATTTGATTTTGCTAAGTTCCATGCAATGGTCTTTGGTGAAGAAGCCCCAGTAACTGATCCAACCAATACAAAAGATACTAAACCAGGAACTGTTGTTGATAACGGATAACTAATTAATCAGACAGAGACGAGTTAAGTGAGACGATGAGGAGGAGATAGAAATGCCATATAAATTAAAAGTAAAAACAGATGGCAAAGAAACAATCTATGAGCGAAAAGAAGCTCCAATGCTTGAAAATCTATTAGATGCATTAAAGGTTCAACGTCAAGAAATCGTGATGTACTCCGATCCAAAAAAATTGCCAACAGATAAAGATAATGAACGATTATTAAGTTTACGGGCTGAGTTTGCTGCCAATTTTTGGAAGAATGGTTTAACTAAAAAGGATGTTCTTTCAGGAGTTACGGCTATAGAAGGGCTAATTAGCATTGTTAATGCAATTAATGAAACTCTTGGTTCTCCTCTAAGTGAAGACGACTTAGAAGATAAAAAGGATAACGAAAAGCCAAAAAAATAACTGTTGAGATGATTGATGATTCAATCAAGAGTCTCACAGATTTTATTAAAAATAAAATGCGTGATGGATATAAATGGAATGAGGTCAGTAAGCTAACACTTTCAGATTTGAAATTAATGAATTATGTCTTTGAAGAAAAACAGACAACTATTGATAAAGCATTCCCATTCTTATTCTAGGAAAGGAGGTTAAACAATGACCCAATCATTAGGACATTTGGCAGCGACTGTTAGTTTGGATATTAATCCATTTAAAGCGGCTAATGGTGTTTTAAAAGCGCAAATTAAATCCACTGCTAATGCCTTACGTGCGCAAGAAGCGGCACTGAAAGCATCCGGTGGAAGTATTAATAATATGCGTGCTGCTTATGCGACTATGAGTCAACAAATGCGCAATTATAATGCACAACTCCAGAATGCTAAAAAAGCAATGGATGATACTACCAGGAGCGAGCAGTCACGAGCTAAGGCAACAACTCAATATAATAAAACGTCTGCGCAAATCGAACAATTACGTGGACGAATGCAAGCTCTCAATCGTGATATTGAATTACAGTCGAACAAGTGGACGCAACTTGCTAATCGAACCCAACATTTTGGGAACGTGGCCACCAGTGTTGGTTCTAAAGTATCAGGACTTGGCCGAGGAATGTCAGAATATCTAACGTTACCTATCGCCGCTGGGTTAACTTATTCTGCAAAGAAGCTAGTTGATTTTCAAGATCAGATGCTTAAGACTAAAAATGTTATCCGGACCTCTGGAGAATCTGCCGCTGAAACTAACTATGCCTACAAGAAGATGACCGCGGATGCACGGAAGTATTCTGACGAGTATGGTGTTAGTCAGCAAAAGATCGCCGCTGGGTACCAAGATTTGGTAAAACGTGGTTACACCTCTAAAGCGGCAATCGGAGTCATGCGGAATGAGCTTAAGGCATCCGTGGCCACCGGGGATGATTTCAATGATGTAATCAATGTTGCCTCTCAAACGATGGAATCATTCGGCTTGGCAACCGACAAGGCCGGTCGACCGATCAAGAACGCTGCAGTCATGCAACGACGATCTACTAAGACATTAAATGAATTAGCCTATGCTGCCGATGCCACATCAACCGATTTTCAATCACTTGGTGTGGGGATGTCATATGTTGGCTCAACTGCTCATCAAGCAGGTTTTAGTCTCTCGGAAACTGCTAGTGCGATGGGTATTCTTTCTAATAATGGTCTGGAAGCAGACAAGGCTGGTACTGGATTACGGAAAGTAATTAATTCTTTAGTTACTCCTACTGCAAATGGTCAAAAGGCATTGGCAAGTATTAATTTAAGTACTAAGGACTTCTTAGATAAAAATGGTAAATTAAAGTCAATGTCATCCATCTTCAAGACATTAGGCGATCATATGAAGGGAATGACCGGTAAGCAAAAGAATGACATCTTCCATGCGTTATTCGGGACTACTGGTCAACAAGCCGGTGCTATATTAACTGAAAACGCCAACCGTTTGCGGGAATTAAACAAAGAAGTTCAGAATTCTGCTAAGCGTGATTATATTGGTGATCTTGCACAAAAGAACCTTAAGTCTCCTAAAGTACAGCTAGCAATTTTCAAGGAATCACTAACGAATGCCGGAATGGATATGGCTAAGTATGTTCTGCCAGCAGTGATTCCGTTAGTACAAAATGTTTCCAAGCTTGCTCACAGTTTCGGAGATTTATCACCAGCTGTTCAGAAGGCAATTGTAGCAACTACCTTATTCACTGCCGGAGCTGGTCCATTGTTCTTAATTCTCGGTAAGTTGACGAGCGGTGCTGGTAAAACTGTCCTCGCTTTTGGTAAGCTTACCGCTGGTTTAGGCCGAGCACAGACTGCAATGAAGTTAGGAGCCAGTGGTTTAGACGTTATTGGCTCAGCTTTTTCAAAATCAACGTTTCAAGCTGCAAAGTTTGGAACAACCATGACTGGTGCAGGTGGTCGGGCGGTTCAAGCTGCTAACGGTGTTGGTGCTGCAACTGTTGCTTTACAAGGTACTGGTGTGGCTGCAGGTGAAGCAGGTGCTGCTACTGCTGCGGCTGGAGTATCTTTAGGAACAGTTGCCGCCGTTGCTGGAGTTGCTACTTTAGCCATTGCTGGTGGAATTACTGTTTGGGAGCTTTGGGGTAAGAAAGCTGTCGAATCATCACAACGAACGGATCGTTGGGGATCTGATGTTGGTGCAGCTGCTGATAAAGCTCTTGGAAAATTTAAGAATACTTCAACTGGTATTCAAGCTGCTTTAACCGATATGGATACTGCAACAAAAACTTCTACTAAAAGTATGGCGGATTCATTTGATCGTGAATTTAGTCAAATGGAATCAGATACCCGGAAACATTTAGAAGGTGTTAAAAAGGCTGAGAAAGATATGTCTCCGGAAGTTGCTGCTGCAGTTGATCGGGAAGCACAGCATGAAAAAGATACGATGAATAAGATACTTAGTAATGCTGATCAAGCCAGGACAAGAGCAAATACAATCCTACAGACTTCTAATAAGAATGTCGCTAGTTTGAGCGATACCCAACGAGTAATGTTGCAAAATAGATCGGAAGAGCACACGTCTGAACTCCAGTC